GTTCCAGAAACAGTACCAACAATGCTAGTGGTATCGCTCCCGCTGTCTGTATACCCAATTAGTATTTTTCCAGCGTTGGGATCAAATATAGGAAGAATGTGACTTGAGGTGCTACTTTCAAATACAACAGGTGTTCCAAACGAGATAGACGTTCCAGATACAGTGCCTACTACGGCTGTCCCGTAGTTGCTGTTTCCTCCGTCCCTGTACGCATAAACTACCTTGTCGTTTGTAGTATCGTAGCAAATTCCGTTAACGTCCCCGTTAATAGCGCCTGTTTCAAATTGTGTTCTTGTACCAAAAGAAATAGACGTTCCTGAAACTGTGCCTACAATGCCGTATCCATCTGTTGACGATGGGCTATAACAAATAACAACATTAGTGGTATCAGGGTCATAAACAGCATTACACACACCGATTGCAGAACTTTCAAATACAACGGGTGTTCCAAACGAAATAGACGTTCCTGAAACTGTACCTACAACAGCAGTTCCATAACTTGAATTATTTCCGTCCCTATAGGCAAAAACTACTTTATTGGTATTAGAATCAAAAGCGCCCTGCCTCAAAGAATACTGTGGGCCAGCGGCGGCAATTGCCGTTGCACTTCCTACATTCTCAGCATTACCAGCAACAGAGCTTACAGTTCCGTCTGAATTAACAATTACTGTGTCGCCGTTAGCGAGCGCCCCAGATGCGGTAGCTGTAAGGGTTGGAGATGAATCAATACCAGTTAAAGCAGAGCCATCACCCGTGTACGACGTAGCCGCAACTTGGCCCCCAGAGCCGTATATAACAGCCTTAGAGTTAACAACGGTGTTAGCTGTTGATCCATCCAATAAATTAAGTTCTGCGGCTGTTGAAGTAACGTCACTAATTTGACTCGTTGTAACAGCTAGAGCCGCTTGGTGTTGTGTTACAGAAGACTGCGTAATGTTTGCGTCAGGTACGTTAGCCCACGTTACAGTAGCAGTAAGGTCGTTTACTTCTGCTATGGTTGGAATAGTAGCAGCTACGTAGTCAATAACTGCCGCATTAGTAGGGATTTGGTTATCTACATCTGAAAAAGTTTCAGACGATAGTGTTACTGCTCCAGCGTCAATTTGTGAAAACGTAACGCTAAGGCTAGATAAGTTTAAAGTACCGCTTGCTGTTAAATCAGTAAATGTTCCAGCGGCGGCTGAAGAAGCACCTATAGTTGTGCCGTCAATAGCACCACTATCAATATCGACAGTAGCAATTGTAGTAGTTCCAGTAAACGTAGGACCAGCTAAGTCTGCTTTGGTTCCTACAGCAGTTTGTATAGCGTCAAATTCTGTGTCAAACTCTGAGCCACGGACAACCTTATTATTGTCACCTGTAGGCAAAGAGTCCTTAGCAGTAAAGTTTGTAGACTTTGTGTAATTGGACATAAGGCTTCCCTATCCGTAGTATCTTTTAGTTAACCGCCCTGTGTGTCAAGACGTTTAAATAAAAGGGGGCCATTGCGACCCCCGTAGAGAGTTTTACTCGTCGCAGACAGCGAGGATGAATCCTGCTTCGGGACGGTAAGTTTCAACACCGTACAGCGTGTCAGACGTAAACAGCGTAGACAGGTATTCCTGCTTGTACTGAGTCTGAGAGCGTACAGCCAGTTGCTCTGCCATTACCAAGGCATCCTTGTGGAAGAACATACAACCACGAGTATCGGCGGTAGACGCAGTGTTCTGAGCGGCAACTTCCAGTACAGGAGCGTTGCTGGACACGTAGATGTCTACACCGTACAGGTTACCAATCAGACCTGACTCAACGCCACGGCCACCAACAAAGTCGGAAGACACGTAACGATCAATGCCCATTAGCGACTTACGAACAGCAGGAGGAATTACGAGAACTCGTCCATCCATAGGTACGTCAGCATCGTCCATCAGCTTGATAGCCTCACGGAAGCCAAGATCAGTAAAGTTGTCACCAGAGGTTACAGTGTCAACAGCGTAAGCATCAATACCAGTAGCGGCATTGAAGTAATAGCTGTTGCTGTTTACCCAGTTAGCGCCGGTGTTGGCAGGAGAAGCAGTACGAGTACCGTCACCAAAACCTGTACCAGCGTTAATCAAGTCAGTGTCAACTTGGAGAGCCAGTTGGTAACCAGCGTCTTCAGTGTAGAACTGTCGCAGAGAAGACAGAGCCTGTACTTCTACGATGTCCTCAATCAGACGAGAGTACTCAAAGTGACGGTCAACAGTGACAGTCAACTCTGACTCAAGGTTAGCCTGAATAGTTACCGCAACAGCTTCTGCCTTAGCATTAGCTGATCCACGGATAGGCTTAGGAATGTGAATAACGTCACCCTTCTTGCCGGTCATTGACAGACGCTTGACAAGGGGAGCCATCTTTAGGTTCTTTTGGTAAGCGGCGATGATTTCATCGGACCAAATTTCGGGGATAAAAGTACCCGCCGCAGTTTTGTCTACTACAGCATTAGCTGTAAAATATGCACCAGAGGTTTCACCAGCCATTTTAATTCTCCTTAAATGTTAGGCTAGCGTACACGACCCTCTGCGTATGCTTTCAGTAATTCGTCTGAAAGACTTTGATAACGCTCTGGGTCTGTTCGCATAAGTTTAATAATGTCAGCACGACGATAAACTTTCTTGCGTGATGCTTCTGCTGTTCCCCTAGCATTGCCTGTGCTGGCTGACTTCAGAGTATTCTTACGTGCCTGTTTTTCAACGTTGGCGGTCTGCTGTGCTACTGATGTTTTCTCTTTCCAGAGACTAAACAGTTCGTCAGCCGCATCGTAATCGTACCCTTGGTCTGCCTGAACAAACAACTGTGTTCGGACTTTTGATCCCTTGATCCACTCAGCAAAACCGGCGTCTTGCAGTATACTCTCCATATCAGGGTGCTTGGATTTCAACTGTGAAAGAGTAGCCTGTTGTCTAGCCTGTTGTGTGTAGGCTTCTGCTTCTTTGATCTTAGGGTGGTTGTCTATAGCTCTGTTAACAGCGTTCTGTGGATCTACAAAGAAATCTACGTCATCGTCTTCTTGTTGCTGTTGTTGAGGTGCTTGTTGGTTTGAGAGTTGTGTCTGAATGTAGTTGTCAACGACTTTTCGTAACTCACCTACTTCCGTACTCTGTTTGCCTGAAAACTTCTCAAGCTCTTGGTGCATCTGTACAAGGTCTTCTACAGATTTACCTTGGTACTTTTCAGGAAGGTTAGACTCTGGTTCTTGAGGTTGTTCCTCTTCAGGATTCTCTACAGTGTCTGTGGTCAGCTCTTCGGTTGTTTCCGTTGGTTTCTCTTCAGGACGCTCATCAAGTAATTGTGCTCGTGACATAATGTAAACTTACCCCGCCTATTATTATTAAGGTTATGGAGGATTAAAATGGGAAGTGACCTAGGACTAGGATTCCCGACTAGATCGCCCAGCTTGCTCGTGTTCACGTACCCACTTCATGTGTCTACCGGGGAAGTCCCCAGAAGATCCTTCGAGTATGTGTTGAGTTGCTGATACGATTTTTGTAGCGTTGGCTCCACATCCGCACCTACTGGACGTAGTATCTCCTTCTACAAATTCTTCAAAGGTATGTCCGTTAGTACAGCGAAAATCAAATACTTTAATCATCGCTAACTAGCTCTTCGTAGTTGTTATTAGTAGTAGATTCAAAGTTAATCAGATAAGCTAGTACGTTTAGTTGTCCTTTACGTACATACAAATCGTTCTCATCTTTAGTTGCTTCTACACTGTTGATTACGAGAGCGTTTTGCTTTAGTTCTTCGATTAACTGCTTCCAACCGGGGTTGTTAAACAGGTCAAAGTACTTGTTGTAGTACTGTTCTGTTTCTTGATCTAATGAGGCCATGTGGTTGTCTCTATATCCTTATTATAACATATTTTTGACTAAAAGTCAAGTGTTTTTATTGGTATTATTACCGTTTCTTTTTAGTCTTCTTTTTCTTCTTAGGGGGTCTACCCATCGTACTTCCGTATGTTCCCGGTCCTTTTGGCATAACTATCTCCTTACCATTTCACCTTGTTTGCCCAATAAGCCGCAGAGCATTTGCCCTTGGCTATGTTCTTAGCGTGACGAGCCTTAAAGGACTTACGCCTTGCCTTTTCCTTAGCGCTCTTAGGATCTTTCCCAGCACCACTAACTCCTTGTTGTCCGAATCGAATAGTCTTAACCTTACCGTCTTCACATTTAGCCACAACTACGTGTGACTTAGTAGGGTGATTAGGCGTCCTCTTCGGTTTGTTGTACCCGCTTACCCCTGCTCTTGCTAGTCTTGGATCCTTGTCCTTGCTCATTGATTAGCGCCTCCAGTTGGTCCACCTTGGTCTGTAGGGCTTCCAATTTGTCGAACTGGTCTTTGAACGCTTGGTTGATTTGGTCTAGGAACTTGCTCATTTCTACTTGTGTCATTAGCACGGGGTGTTGCTCCTTTCGCCATTTGGTTGTTTAGGTTTTTCTCTTTTAACGCCACTTCAGCAATCTTCATCCGACGTTCAAACTCTTTATCGTCGGCGTCACCTTCTTTGAGGTTTCGTGTGATTGCCTCAATCTTTTCGATCTCAAGCTCCTGTGGTGCAAGCTGTGTTTCGATAGCGTACTTACCTGCTCTAGCCTGAGACTCTGCGGCCTGACCCTGTAGAGCGGAAGTTTGTGCTTGCTGGAACTCAAGCTGTGCTTGTTGTGCCACTTGAGCCATCTGCTGTGCCTGTGGATCAGGTTGTCCAGCCTGTTGCATTGCCGCAATAAGCTCCTCACGGTTACTGAGGTTCATGTTGTCGATGATGCTCTGGATCAACACAGGGTACAGTGGGCTGTCTTGCTTCATGGTTTGCAAGAGTTGCACCAACTGCGTAACTTCATATTCACGAGCAATGATACCCAGAGTGCTCGTAGCGTTAAACTTGTAGTCAGCTACTGGGTAGTTCTCAGGGTCAAACTGCATGTACCTGTGTGCCGCTTTGGTTACAAACGGTAGCAGGAACGACTGTTGGAAGTTTATTAGAGTACGCTTATGACGCTTAATAATAGCACCAAGAGACATACTAATGCCAGCGGCAGTAGCTTCACCATTGACTTGTCCCGCAATGCCAGCGGAATCCACGGCTCCAGTTGCTTGTTGCACCATTTGTTGAAGGCTAGCGGCTTGTGCAAAAGTGATTTGCCCCACTTGCCCAAAGTTGAAAGGTTGAAGTACTTCACGGGGATCTCCGTTAGTAAGTATCATCTTGCCGGGGCGAACTTCTGGCCTAGCGCCTCTAGGCAACCTAGTCGCATCAATCGCCAGCATCGGATGAATAGTAAGTGACAGTGCATCAATACGTGCACGTAGTTCTGTGTCTAGTGCCTTCTGGCTGTTGTAGCCCTTCTCACAAACACCTCTTCCCCAGAAACGTCCGGGTACTACGTCCCAAGGAAAAGCAACAACAGGACGATCCTGCATCATGTAAGGGTTAGCTTCGGCCTTCAAGAGCGTACCACCGTTAGCGATAACTACGATAGCCTCAACGTAACGTGAGTCTTCTTCTACGTCTACGTCTTCAGCCTCAAGCATTTCTCGTGGCACAAGGCCGTAGTACTTCGTGAGGCGTACCTTGTCGTCGTTGTAGATCGTGAGGTCTTGGTCAGGCTCTAGGTCTGCGTCAGGGGCCGCTGATTCAATCATAGCCTCCCTGTACACGCCTTGCTCTTGTAGTAACTCTACGCTGTGCTTAGACACAAACTCGTCTACAGCAACACCCATAGCTTCCTCGATAGACGTAGCTACAGGGTCAATCAGGAAGTTCTGAGGCAACACAGGCTTCAGCTTGACTACAACCCTGTCTGTAATGTTGACGCCTACAGCAGTCAACTGTCCGTCCATGATGGGCTGTGTAGCTGGAGCCATCTCCTTAATTTCTTCCAGAGTTATCTCACCGATACCTGTGCCAAACACAGCGGCGTTGATGAGGCACTCAGCGACAGCCTTACGTACCTTACAGGACTCAAAGTCTTCTGTGAGTTTCTTGCGGAGATAAGCTATGTCTTGAGGGTCTTGATCGTTTGCGTCGTCAGTTATGTCAAACCACTTACCCCTACCAAACGTGGCTTCTTCTAGTTCTGCTACGTTAGACTCT